CGTTCATTCGTGGAAAGAAAAGGATAGGAATCAAAAGAAAGATTGCGTCTCGTTTAAATAAGCAATTGCTTAACATTTTTTCTCTCCATGCTTCTAAATTTAGCATGGAAGCTGTCACATTTCAACTGTCCCGACCTGCATTTAAACCATTTTGATTTAGTAACCGTTCCGGTTTTTATTTTGGTCAACATTTTTTGACACAAATGCCCTATTATTCAAGGTATAGGCGTCGCTACCCATCAAGGTACCGCCGTCGTATTGGATATCGTCGTCGCTACTATCGTCGCCGTTCATCTGGTGGATCTGTTTCATCCCGATCTCGTACCCGTGTTCGTGTTCCTACACAGACGGTTGTGACGCTTACTATTGCTGCTGGCTCTACTGACTCTGATGTTCTCACGAGTTCTCCGTGGATTGGCGGAACTGTTGACTCGCCACATTGCGTTGCATCCGCAGTCCAGACACAGCTTTATCGGAACTATTGCAACCTATTTGACCAGGTTAAGTGCGACGGAGTTGTCTCAAAGATCTCGCTCGTTACCAACATTGGTGGATCGAGTGGACTCCAAGCATTGACCATTGTGTCTACTTATGATAGAATGGGTACTGAAGCAGAGGCTCTTGTTGGCTTGACCTTTGATAAGCTTATGAACAGTTCTAATGTAGTTATCAGGAATGCAGTGAATAACAGTGTTGCCAAGACTGCCCGTTCCTGCTGGGCAAGTGATATCCAAGAGAGGACTGTGTTCCATGACTGTACGATTTCGAAGAAGAGTCAGATGACTGATGGATATTTTGATGAAGATTACCACAGCAACCTCAGTAAAGTTGGCTACTTCTCGCCCATGCTTAACCTTGGAGTGCGCCTTCCTGCTGCTTCTCCTACGGCTGCTACGACTGTCACCCTACTCCTGGAGCAGACATACTACTTTACCTTCCGCAATCCCAAGTTTGGAGTTACAGGTACATCGACACAGTCTCGTGCTATGCGTGATATTGATGCTGTTGATGCTCTTGATGAGGAAGACGAAGAAGTGCCTCAGGCTTTGATTGATTTGACTGCCCGTGCTGCAGACGACACAGGAAGGATGGTACGTGCACATCCGACTAGTGGACTGACCCCGGACAAGAAAAGGCAGAGGATTGCAATGATTGAACGTGCTGATCGTGCTGAACGTGAAGCTGCGGAGTCTCAGAGGAGATATGATGAGTATGATGCTCAGGTTTCTAAACGTCTAGGAACAGATAATATCTCTCGTTACCCAGGTTCTGATCGTCGTATTCTTGAAAGGCTTTACAACAGGTCTAGTAACGCTGCTCGTGAAGCTGAGAAACTTCAAAGAGATGTTCGTGACCTTGATCATGAATACCCTGAAGTTCCTGCCGCTACTGCTGCTGCTGCCGACCTTGACCACACTGACACTCTCCCCCTTGATAACTAATTGAAAAAGAAACCACTAAACCCCTTGCCGACCGCAGGTCCCATCGGCTCAGTGGCAACTTCGGGACCCATACATCTCACCAACTGACGCACTATATAATATTTTCATTCCTCTCCTAGAAAACCACTAAACTAGCTGTAAGGCGGATAAATTGTAAGGCGGATAGAGAAAGAAAACCTCCCAAAGGGAGGTGGATGGGTGATAGGAGGTGATAGGTCCAGAGAGTGACGTCATAGGTCCAAATCATATTATACTTTTTCTGGACCTATACATAGCGCGGGTGAGTATTACCCGCGCTATGTCACTCGCTATCGCTGTCACTGATGGCCTCGTCAGTGAGCACCTCGTGTGCTGCGATACCACATGCTCTCATGAGCTGACCCATAAACCAGTTGCGTGTGCTGTCAAGCCACTGTCTAGTTATGGCCCCTGGCTGAGCTGGTTCCAAGTAGGTTCCACATGTCCTGCAGATGGTGTTGTTTCCGTTCTTGAAGCCAAGCCTGTCCCAGAGTGCAAGGAGTGAATCTGTACGCTTGCCGTCTTGCTCTTCGTTCCTGTACCAACCATCTGGCCGTGTGTTGCTGGTGATGATGACAGTCTCGTACATTGCAGGCCTCATGCCGCCCTTGACTTCCAGTGCCATTGGATAAGGATCAAGGTACTTGAGCATCTTCTGCAGCTGGATTTGCCCTGCAAACTCCTCGAACACCATGATCTTGCTCGTAGGGTTTGCGAACCAAGTGCCTCCGTTGCCCATGATTGCCCTGCCTGCCTTTGGGAAGAGTGTGTTGATTGCAAAGGATTTGCCAGTTCCGGGAGGTCCGATCAATGTGATGATCTTGAGTTCAGGCCTGTAAGGACCAAGGATATCAGCTGTCAGTGCATTGTATGCTGCCAAGAATCCAGGACGTGCAAGCACTTGAGCATCGATGTCAGCTGTTGTCTTGAAACCTTTCTTTAGTGCTTCAACCTCTTCGATGACTGCTTCTTCCAGTTCATCTCTTCCTCTACGCTTGCCTTCTTTTGCTAGTTGCCCGAACTCAAACCTGAGACCCTCGGATGGATGAGTATCATCCTTACGACAATAGTCTGCCGCTTGTTTGTCTGTTCCGCGTGTCTTCTCCCAATGTGCTCTGCTGTTGAGATTGCTCTTTAACCAAGTGAGCCTGTTCTTGCGTTTAAGAATGAGGAAGCCCTGATAGTGTCTTGTACCGTTCTCGCCCACTTCTTCTTGAACAATGAGGTACTCGAGATCACTCTGTTGTTCACCATTCTCCCAGAACTTGTCTTCATCTGTAGGATTGTTGATGGTGAAACACCACCGCTTTGCTCTTGCTTCTTGCCGTGAAGTCATTCGTTCATTCGTGGAAAGAAAAGGATAGGAATCAAAAGAAAGATTGCGTCTCGTTTAAATAAGCAATTGCTTAACATTTTTTCTCTCCATGCTTCTAAATTTAGCATGGAAGCTGTCACATT